GGAGATGTTGCCTTCAACTTTGTTGTTCCTCCAGGAATAGTTTGGAGATCAACATGGTTAGCTGGAACAACATATTACGTAAGAGATGCTGTTCAGTATCTTGGTTCTGCTTATGTTTGTATTGCTATTTCTACTGGTAATGCACCACCAAATGCTACATATTGGTCTTTACTTGCAACATCTGGGGCTGTGGGTGCTAGTGGTGGTGGTGCTGACGCTATATTTTGGGAAAATGATAAAACCATTACTACAAATTACACTGTTACAGCAACAACAAATGCTGTTAGTTCTGGAACAATAACTATAGCTGATGGAGTTACTATCACAATTGCTGATGGTGGGGAGTGGAGTATCGTATGAGTAAATTAGTCGTATCACAATTAGAGTCACCAGCAGCTTCTGGAATCATATCTGTTGCTGCTGGAGATATTGTTTATTCTCCAGGATCTGTTATACAGGTTATACAGAATCATACATATAGTCAATCCGCCACATCTTTTCCATCAAGCTATACTACTTTCACAAACATTCCAGAATTGACTGCATCTATTACTCCAAAAAGTGCATCAAGTAAAATTTTAATTGAAGTTAGATGGTTTGGAGAGTTTAATAATCAAGCTATTTCATGGGACGGTGTATGGAATCTAAAAAGAGGTAGCACATTAATTGGTAGAGATACATGGTTAACTGATCGCCATTCAGGTTTAGCTATCACATCTCTTAGTTACTATGCTGGAGATGCAAGTAGTACTCCAGAAATGGCATATTATAATTATTTGGATTCACCAAATACAACATCAACAATAACTTACAATGGGTGTTTCACATCAAACATTGCAGGAACATTATGGACAAATAGAACTATTGCTTATGCGGCAGGTGGACATGAAGCTGGCACAAGTTCTGTTACATTATGGGAGATTGCTCAGTGAGTAGATTACAGGTTGATCAATTAGCTTCTAGAACAGGAACTGGTAACATTACCATTCCATCTGGAAGTAGATTAGTTGGAACAGATGTTGGTAGTATTTCTACTACTAAGGGTATAGTTCAGATGCAATATGCGACTGCCATGCCGAGCAGTCATCTTACAGTAACATCAACCAGCGATACTACACTTGGGCTAACATTATCAATCACTCCAGTGTTTTCAAATAGTATCATAAAGGTTGAGTTTTTTAGCACTATGATGACTGGTTCTGCTAATGCCCTTGTTTTACAGTTACAAAGAAAGATAGGAGCAGGTAGTTATACTACTCTGACACCAATATCAGGTACAAGATATAATTATGGATGGACTTATAACACAAGTGGATGGATGCATGGGAATCATATTTATTATGATGCACCAGCAACTACTTCAATTTTAACATATCAGCTTTTATATAGAAACTGGAGCAGCACTGCTACTAATTATTTGGTTCATCAATACATGGAATATGGATGGATAGCTACGGAGATTAAACAGTGAGTAAAGCTAGAGTTTCTGAATTATCTCCAGAAATTGGCAGTGGTGATATTTCTCTTGTTACTGGAAATAAAATTCTTTCTACAGACAATGCGATCTATAGTGGTCCAGGTTCTATTGTGCAAGAAGTTTATGTTAGTGCAATGCCAACTTCTCATCTTTCTACTGCGGGTGGACCAGTAGAGCTAGCTTTAACTGCCTCCATTACACCAAAGTTTAAGAGTAGTACAATTTACGTTAGATTTTTTAGCACTATGCTTTATGGTGCAGGTGGTTGGTTGATAACTACTTTATATCGTAGAGGTGGTGTATATAATACAAATAACTGGTTTGATGTAAATAGTAATTCTTATTCAAATTTTAATCAGCTAACAGCTGACACCAGAAATACATATAGATATGCATATGCATGGAACTATACTTCTACTGGATGGCATGCTGCTGAATTTAAGTATTTTGATAATCCTGGAGATACCACTGAACTTACATATAAATTATACTACCAGTCTTCTGGTACAAATTATCTAGTCCATCAATATCAAGAATATGGATGGATGTTAACTGAAATAAGAGGTAAAGATTAATGGCTTCAGTATTAAAAGTAGATACACTAAAAAATAATCTAAATGAGGATCTATTGGTTAATGGGTATCCTCGCAAACCAGGACAAGTTATTGAGTATCTTTCTAGTCCATGTGATGGTTCTTCCGTAACAGTTGGTTCTGGAACATATACATTTCCAAACGTAACTGCAGTAACAGCATCAGTTTTAACTTATACCGATGTGACAGGTTCTAATATAACATATACACCACCAGCTGGAACGACACGTGTTGTTTATGATTTTCATTATGCAATGAGATGGGATAGCGATCATGCTATATCTCACTGGAAGTTTTTCATAGATGCCAATGAAGTTACATATGCTCGATTTTGTAGATCTGGAAGATATCCAGAGGACAGATATTCATTTGTATGGTCCATTGCTATCGGTGGTTCTGCTAATACAAATACAGGTAGACAGGCAACATGGACTACTGCAAAAACATTGAAGATGCAGTGGAGATCTTATTCGTCTGGAAATGCCAGAGGTGTCCATGGAACAACTTATTGGGATGGTGGTGGTAGCACTCAGTTTAGTATGCCGATCTTAACTATTATAGCGATAGCATAATGCCAGCGATTGCAAGAATAGATAAACTACAAAACAGTAGTGGACAGGACACTCTGGTGGATGGAGTACCAACACGTCCAGGTAGAATTATGGAGTACTTGGTATGTAATGGAGATGGTTCTTCTGTTAAGGGTAATAAGTCAGAGCATGCATTACCTTTGATACAAACTTATAGACAGTCTGTATATTCATATGAAATAATTCCAGGCTCTGATATTGCTTATTGTCCACCTCATGGCGCATCCAGAGTTGTTTATAAATTTAGATATGGAATGAGATTTGAACACGATCATTCTATATCTCATCAAAAATTTTATATAGATGGTAGTGAGGTTGTATATGCTAGATATAGTAGATCTGCCAGATACCCAGAAGATAATTATGAATTTATGTGGACTATAGCTATTGGTGGAACTACAAACTGGAATACTGGTAGAGTATCAGAGTGGAAAACACCAAAACAACTTTCAATGTGGTGGCGAGCATATGGTGGAAGTAATGCTAGATCAATGCATGCGACTAACTACTGGGATGGTGGTGGTTTGCTACTACCAGTTGTACCAACACTTACAATTATTGCAATAGCATAAGAGGAAAAATATGATTATTATCGAAAGAACAATAACTTTATCAGAAGCAATGTCATCTCTTCGCCCTGGATATCCATGGGTAGTTAGAGGAGACGATGTTTATGCAAACTTAGAATGGAATGGTTCTACAGCAGACAAACCAACTGAACAGGAATGTCTAGATGAGATCGCCAGATTACAGGCAGCATGGGATTCTAAGATGTATCAGAAACGTAGATCATTAGAATATCCAGACTTCAAAGAATATCTGGATGGATTAGTTAAAAACGACACAGAACAAATGAATAAATATATACAAGACTGTTTAGCGGTAAAAGCTAAATACCCAAAACCAGAGGGAAACTAAAATGGCTGTTACTTCTAGAGAAACTTTAAAACAGTATTGTTTAAGAGCATTGGGAGCACCTGTACTTGAAATAAACGTAGATGACGACCAACTAGAAGATCGTATTGATGAAGCACTCGATTATTGGAATCTATATCATTATGAAGGTGTGGAACAGATTTATATGAAACAACAGATTCGTGCTTCAGTTATGAATCTAACCACATCTGTTGCAGCTACATTTAACTTATCAGAAATTGTAACAGGTGGTACATCAGGTGCTAAAGCTGAAGTATGTAAACAAACTGACATTTCTTCTTCTGGAACTTCTTTACTAGTTAGAAATGTTATCGGTACATTTGTTGCTGGTGAAACAATCACTGGTAATAATGGACACACCGCAATCCTTGGACTAACACCTATTACTCTTAGAGAGTATGATAACAAATACGTAACAATGCCTGACTATGTTTATGGTGTAACTAAGATTCTTAGTGCTGGACAGGCATCATCATCAAAGAACATTTTCGATCTACAATATCAACTTCGTCTAAATGACTTGTACGATCTAACTTCTACATCTCTTATCTACTACAAAACAGTTATGAGTCATTTGGCTTTGTTAGATTTAGAGTTAAATGGGCATCAGCTATACAGATTCAATCGTTTACAAAATCGTTTACACTTAGATGGTAATTGGCCAACTGATTTTATTCTTGGTGATTATATTATCATCCAAGGATATCGTGCTTTAAATCCAGCAGACTTTTCTAAAGTCTGGAATGAGCCATGGTTAAAGAAATATCTTACTGCATTGTTTAAGAAACAATGGGGTACTAATATGAAGAAATTCGGAGGGTTGCAACTTCCAGGTGGAGTTACTCTTAATGGTCAAGAAACTTACGATGAAGCACAAAATGAAATTGCTGCTTTGGAAGATGATCTAATGCGTAAGTCTGCGCCACTTGACTTCTTCTTAGGATAATAATGTCAACTGTCAACGTCTATTTTTCTCAAGGAACGAGAAACGAGCAGCATCTTATTGAAGACTTGATCATTGAATCTCTTAAGATTTATGGTCAAGAGTTTTTCTACATTCCAAGAACACTCGTTTCCAAAGATGAAATACTAGGCGAAGATCGTTTATCTGAATTTAAGTCTTCATTCCCAATCGAAATGTACTTTGAGAATGTAGATTCATTGGATGGTCAGGGTGCTTTTATTCAGAAGTTTGGTATGATGATGGAGCAATCAGCTACACTTGTAGTTGCTCGTCGTCGTTGGGATCAACTAGTTGGTCGTTACGATCAAACAATTCTACCGAATCGCCCATGTGAGGGTGACTTGATTTATTTCCCACTGTCAAAAGCGATGTTTGAGATTAAGTTTGTCAAACATCAAGATCCATTCTATCAATTAGGTAAGTTGTATGTATACAAACTACAAGTTGAATTGTTCCAGTATGCTTCTGAGAGAATTGATACTGGTATCAAAGAAGTTGATGCGTTTGAAACTCTTAAAACTTTCTCTACAAATACAACCAGAAATCCGAATGGCGAGATCACTAAAATTACAGTAACAAATCAAGGAGCGAATTACACATCTGTTCCTACAGTTACCTTTACAAGTTCATCTGGTACTGGTGCAGCTGCAACAGCAGTTCGTGGAACTGGTGCGACTGCAAATAAAATAGTTTCTATCAATATTACTAATCCTGGAACTGGATACCAAACTGTACCTATTGTAAACATTACTGGTGGTGGCGGTACTGGTGCTCTTGCAGTTGCTACAATTGATATTAATATAGATAAGACCGATTCATTCGGTGACAATAATAAATTCAAAACACAGGCTGCTGATGTTCTGTTCAGCGTAACGAATCCATTCGGAGAAGTTGATACAACTAATAATCCATAATGTTAAACAATAACGTATTTTACCATGGAATCATCCGCAAAAGCATAGTTGCTTTTGGTAGCCTATTCAGCGACATCTATATCGATCGTCGTCAGGGAGATTCTGTGACTGGTAATGTTATCCAGCGTTTACAGATCCCTCTTGCATATGCTCCAAAAGAAAAATGGGTTGTTAGATTAGAACAAGATCCAGGTTTAGAAAACCACGTATATACAACACTACCTAGAATGTCATTTGAAATTACTGGTTATATGTACGATTCTTCTAGAAAAGTTAATCGTATGCAACAGTTAAAATGTGGTGATGGTAATTCATCAATGTCTACGATGTATAGTCCAGTTCCATATAATATAGACATAAGTCTTTACATTCTTACAAAAACGCAAGAAGATGGGCTACAGATTCTTGAACAAATTCTTCCAACATTCACTCCAGAATACACATTAGTAATCAATGCCGTTCCAGAAATGAATGTTAAGGTTGATATCCCTATTATTTTAAATAGCGTATCAGTTCAAGATGAATATGATGGAGACTTCCAAACTCGCAGATTTGTTACACATACACTAAACTTTCAGATGAAGACTAATTTATTCGGTAATGTTTCTGGACAAAGTGTTATTGATAAGGTTAATGCTAATGTCGGTTTAAATGAAAATCTTTCTAATCCAAATAGAGTATATGCTGCAGAAGGTGATGTCACTACTGCCACTGTAGATTCGGAGAGTTGGTTAGACGGGTTTTAATTATGGTACAAGTTTATAATTCCAATTCGAACTTAAAAGCTGCTGGTGTTACTGTTGACTTTACACCAGAAAATATTCAAGAGTACATAAAATGTGCTGCTGATCCAATCTACTTTATTGAGAACTACTGCTACATTGTTACACTGGACTTCGGTTTACAGTTATTTAAACTATATGATTGCCAGAAAAAGAAAGTGGAAATTATCCATAGCAATCGTCGTGTTATTTTAATGGAAGGTCGTCAGCAGGGTAAGACAACTACTTCAGCTGCGTATATTCTCTGGTATACTTTATTCCAAGCAAATAAAACAGTGGCGATTCTTGCAAACAAGGCTACTGCTGCACGTGAAGTTTTGGATCGTTATCAAACAATGTATGAACTTCTACCAAGATGGATGCAACAGGGTGTTACTGGTTGGAACAAAGGTGATGTTGAACTAGAGAATGGTTCAAAGGTATTTACTGCAGCTACAACTACTTCTGGTATTCGTGGTAAATCTGTTAACATGTTATACGTTGACGAAGCTGCCATTATCCCAAACAATGTAGCTGAACAGTTTTTTACTTCGGTCTATCCAACAATTTCTGCTGGTCAGACTACAAAGATTTTAATGTCTTCTACTCCACTCGGTTATAACCATTTCTGGAAATATTGGACAGATGCTGAGAAGGGTAGAAATGGATTCGTTCCGTTGTTTATCCCTTACTGGGAGATTCCAGGACGTGATGAGGCATGGGCTGCTGAACAGAAAGCACAACTTGGTGAATTGAAGTATACACAAGAGGTTCTTTGTAATTTCTTAGGTTCTTCTCTAACACTAATCAAAGCTGATGTTATTGCAAGAATGTCTCCAGATAACATAATCCACTCGAAAGATGGATTGGATATCTACGAAAAGCCATCAGCTGGTCATACATATTGTATGGTATGTGACGTGGCGAAGGGTGTAGGTGGCGATTATTCGTCATTCCAGATTATTGATATAACAGAAACACCGTATAGAGTAGTTGGTAAATATCGAGACAATCAGATTAGTCCGATTTTATATCCTTCTATAATCTATAAAATAGGAAAAGAATATAACAATGCATATGTTCTTTTGGAAATCAATATCTCAGAACAGGTTGCACATATCTTGTATTCTGAAATGGAATATGAAAACATATTATTTGTAACAAGACATACTATGGGACAAACAGTCTCTGGTGGTTTTGGTGGTGGTAAGACTCAGCTTGGAGTCGTGACAGACAAGAAAATTAAACGAATTGGATGTCACAATTTTAAAGCATTGGTCGAAGAAAACAAACTTATTATTAATGACGCTGATACGATCTCCGAAATCTCTACATTCATTGAGAAAAAAGGATCATATGAAGCGGATGAAGGGTATCACGATGACTTGGTTATGCCGTTAGTTCTATTCAGTTGGCTTACAACTAACTCGTATTTTAAAGACCTAAATAATGTAAACCTACGAGAAATTATGTATAAAAAGCAAATGCAGGCAATTGAAGAAGAATTAACACCATTTGGGTTCTACGATGATGGTAGTCCCGAACGAGCACCTCTAAACTTTTGAGAAATTGTGTAAAAGCTAAATAAAATGTAGACATGAAATTGTCTAGGTAAACTTATTAACAAGGAGAAATACAATGCCGTTTCAACTATCTCCAGGCGTTGCAGTCGTAGAAAAAGATTTCACATCTATCGTTCCAGCAGTATCAACTTCAATTGGTGCTTTCGCAGGGTCTTTTGGATGGGGTCCAGTTTTAGAGCCAGTTACTGTTGGGTCTGAAAATGAATTAGTTAGCTCATTCGGTTCGCCTAATGACTCAAACTTTAAGTCTTTCTTTACAGCAGCCAACTTCCTATCATATACAAACAATCTATTATTGGTTCGTTGCGATGCAAACCATAAAAATGCAACAGCATCTGCAACTGGCGGTGTTGCATCATTTACAGTTGGTACTGCTGGTTCTGGTTATGTATCTACTGCTGCAGCACCAACTGTAACAATCGGTGCTCCAAACGTAGCTGGTGGTGTTCAAGCTGTTGGTACTGCAGTTCTATCTGGCGGTGGTGTTTCTGCTATCGCTTTGACTAGTGGTGGTACTGGATGGACAGGTACTCCAGTAGTAACTATCACATCAAATGGTTCTGGTTCAGGCGCAACAGCTCACGTTGATATCGTTAGTGGTGTAATCACTGCTGTTGTTATCGACACCCCAGGAACTGGATATAAAAATAATCCAACAGTAACTATTACTGGTACATATACAACTGCTGCAGTTGTAGGTGCTATTACTATTAGTTCTTCTTCTATCACTGGAGTTACTCTTGTTGAAGCTGGTACTGGTTATACTAGTGCTCCAAACGTAACAATCGCTAATCCTCCAACTGGTACTCAAGCAGTTGCTACTGCAGCTTTTGTTACTAGTGCTGGTGTTAAGATTAACAATGGTAATGTTTATCTATCAGGATTTTCTGGTGGTCAAGGTGTTGTTGGTGAATTTGCCGCAAGATATCCAGGTTCTAAAGGTAACTCTATCGCTGTAGCGTTTGCTGACTCAGCAACATTCACTGGTTGGACAGTTACTATTGCTGGCTCTGTTATAGATTGTGCAGCTTTATTTGATGCGCCTCCATCTACATCTACTTGGGCAACAAGCCAAGGTGGTTCTAATGATGAAATGCATATCGTTGTTTTTGATAAAGATGGTGGTATCACTGGTACTGCTGGCACTGTCATGGAAAAATATGCGTTTGTTTCAAAAGCATCTGATGCTAGAAAATCTGATGGTACAAACAACTTCTATAAAAATGTAATTAATACTAATTCAGACTGGATCTGGTGGATGGATCATCCAACTGCTCTTGGCACTGGTACTGCATGGGGTGTTGCTGCTGCTGGTGCAGCATACAAATCACTAACTGCTTCTCAGTATCGTGCATTTACTGGCGGTGCAGATGATTATGCTATTAGTGATTCAGCAAGACAAAATGGTTATGCGCTATTAGCAAATGCAGAACAATATGACATTTCTTTAGTTTTGGCTGGTGATGCATCACCTACTGTTGCTACTTACATTATTCAGTCTGTTGCAGAATCTCGTTTAGACTGTGTGGCTTTTGTTTCTCCACAAAATGTTTCTAGTGGTGATCCTATCATTGGTACTAGCTCTACAGAACAAAATGCAATTATTGCATACCGCAACTCACTACCAAGCAGTTCATATGGTGTTATGGATTCTGGCTACAAATATCAATACGACCGCTACAATGACGTATATCGTTATGTTCCATTGAATGGTGACATCGCTGGTTTATGTGCTCGTACTGACTACAACAATGACCCATGGTTCTCTCCAGGTGGTTTAAATCGTGGACAAGTTAAGAATGTTGTTCGTTTAGCATTCAATCCAAATAAACCACAACGTGATATGTTGTACAAATCTGGTATTAACCCAGTTGTGTCATTTCCAGGAGAAGGCACTGTTCTCTTTGGTGATAAAACACTATTGGCAAAACCAAGTGCGTTTGATCGTATCAATGTTCGTCGTCTATTCATCGTTCTTGAGAAGGCAGTTGCAACAGCAGCTAAATTCCAGTTGTTCGAATTTAACGACCCATTTACTCGTGCACAGTTTAAGAGTTTAGTAGAACCATTCCTACGTGACGTACAAGGACGTCGTGGTATTACTGATTTCGTTGTTAAGTGTGATGAGACAAACAATACAGGACAAGTTATCGACAGCAATGAATTCGTTGCAGATATCTTTGTTAAGCCAAATCGTTCTATCAACTATATTACTCTTAACTTCGTTGCTGCTCGTTCAAGCATTAGCTTTACCGAAGTCGGTGCGTAATTAAGAATAAATAAGAAAGAACACAAAGGAGAAATAAATGGCAAATATTGCTGACTTTAAAGCACAGATGATTGGGGGCGGTGCTCGCCCTAATCAGTTTCGTGTAGAACTAACATTTCCGTCATACGTTACTCTAGGTATAGTTGCTGGACAAAGAGCTCAATTCTTATGTAAAGCAGCACAACTGCCTGGATCTACAATTGAAAACATTCCTGTTCTATATCGTGGACGTCCTGTTAACTTTGCTGGAGAAAGAACATTCCAACCATGGACTGTTTCAATCTACAATGATACAACATTCGGCATCCGTAATTCATTAGAACAGTGGCAGTCTGGTATTCAAAACTATAATTCGACTAATGGTCGTGTTAATCCAAGAGATTATCAGGTTGACTTGAATGTTCACCAATTAGATCGTAATGGTGCAATTATTAAAAGTTATAAATTCCATGATGCTTATCCAACTAGCATCTCTGCAGTTGGACTTGACTTTGAACAACAAAATGCAATTGAACAGTTTGATGTAGAGTTTACTTACAACTTCTTCACTTCAAACACTGGGGCTTCTGCTGGATTTGGTGTTAATGTTTCTATTGATACACCGATTGGCACTATCCCTATTTAATAATTAAATGAGGTTTATATAATGCAGATTTTTGGTTTTGAAATAAAACGCAAGCAGGACTCGGATCTACCAAGTGTAGTTACTCCGAGTCCAGTCGAGACAGGCGCAACCGTAATAAACACTGGCGTGAATGCTGGTGGGCATTACGGTATGGTCATGGATCTCGAAGGTACAATTAAAAACGAGAATGATTTAATTCGTCGTTATCGTGAAGTATCGCAGTATAGTGATTGTGATGGTGCTATCGAAGACATTGTTAACGAAGCTATTGTTGCAGATGAATCAAAACGTCCTATCGAAATTATGATGGATCAGGTTAAAGTATCATCTGGTATTAAAAAGAAAATAGAAGAAGAGTTTGATAATGTTTTAAAGCTACTACATTTTAATGATAGAGCGCATGAAATCTTCCGCTCTTGGTATATTGATGGAAGATTATATTATCAAATTCTTATAGATCCAGCAAATGCCAAACAAGGTATTCAGGAACTAAGATATATTGATCCACGTAAGATTCGTAGGATCAAAAATATCATTAAAGAAAGAACTCCAAAGGGAGTTGAAGTTGTAAAGACTGTAGAAGAATACTACCTTTACAATGATAAAGGAATTACTGAGCAGACAACACAGGGTGTTAAATTGGCTCTTGATTCTGTAGTCTATGCACCATCTGGTTATGTAGACTCAAATACTGGTATGATGATGTCTTATCTTCATAAGGCAATCAAGCCAGTTAATCAATTGAAGATGATCGAAGATTCATTGGTCATCTATCGCATTAGCCGTGCGCCTGAACGTAGAATCTTTTATGTTGATGTAGGTAATTTACCTAAGCTAAAAGCTGAACAATATGTCAACGACATTATGAACAAGTTCCGTAACAAGATTGTTTATGATGCAACCACTGGTGAAACACGTGATGATCGTCGTCATCTATCAATGATGGAAGACTTCTGGATGCCACGTCGTGAAGGTGGTAAAGGTACTGAGATTACTACACTTCCAGGTGGTCAGAATCTCGGTGAAATTCAAGACATTGAATACTTCCAAGGTAAATTATATCATGCATTGAATGTTCCAATCTCTCGTTTGCAACAGCAACAAGGATTTAGTATTGGTCGTTCAACAGAGATTAGCCGTGATGAAGTTAAGTTTAATAAATTTATCGTTAGACTTCGTAAGAAATTTGTTGTATTGATTTCAAATGCACTTCGTGTGCAGTTGGTTGCTAAGAACATTATTAGAGAAGACGAGTGGGAAGATATCGCTCACAATCTAAAATATGATTTCTTAGAAGACAATCACTATAGCGAATTAAAAGATGCTGAGATTCTAACTGCACGTATGGCAAATCTACAACAGATTGATCCATTTGTTGGTAAGTACTATTCAATGAAATGGGTTCGTAAAAATATTCTGCGTCTTGATGACGATCAGATTGAAGAGATTGAAAAGCAGATTGGTGATGAAGAGCAACTTCATATGTCTAATGCTGAACAAGAAGGTATGCAACAAGGTATGCAGCAGGCTGCTGCTAATAACTTTATGCAACAGAATACAACACAACCACCTGAAGAACAGAAATAACTAGGAGAACTGAATGAACGATACTATTGATACATTAGTAAATGCAATCGCTGCTGGCGATGCGCTTGAGACTGAAAATGCATTCTCTGCTGCAATGGCGCAGAAAGTATCTTCTAAACTAGAAGATATGAGAATGAGCATAGCACAAAATATGTTTAAGTCTCCAGAAGTAGAATCTGAAGAGTAATGAAATATTATCAATTCACTAAGTCTATTAAAGCGAATGTTGTAGAAAGCATTCGCTGTCATCTTCAGTTAATTGAAAAAACTGAAGATGGTAAAGTCTTAGTTAATGGTAATGAGACAACATTTAAAACTTTAGAAGAAGCAAGACGTCACATTAAAGAAGAACATATTGCTAAAAAATTAGAACAAGAAGTATCAAAAGATTTATACGAAAATTTATCTGACAATACAGTTGCTCATATCATCAAAGAATACCACGATGTTAAAGTAACAGATACGCTAATAGAAAATTATATTAGTCTTGCTTCTTCTAAAATTTTTACTATAGACCCAGTTGTTCAAGAGATTAGAAAACTTAATAAACTTGATAGCTTGGTCGAGAATAAATTACACTATGTGTTAAATGATGATTCAATTGTAGCAATTAGCGAGCGCACCCAAGCGTTCCTAAATAACTTATTACAAGATCAAACAGATATTATCGAGTACATGAGAGAGAGTAAAGAAAACTTCTTTTATGTGCTTGAACAAATAGAGGAATAAAATGGCTGTTGTTAAAACAATCCTAAAAAATACTGCACAAGAAGCAGTTGTTAAAATCGCAGGCACTGCAGCAGCTGCAACGATTGATCTACAGACTGATATTTTAACATCATCACAAGCATTAGATGGTGCTACACAGACAGTTAATATTGTTGGAATGGTTTGGACTGGTGCTACAGATGGTATTATAGAACTTACTCGTAACAGTGTAGTTGTTGCAACACTTCAAGCAAATGCTGCTGGTGCTCTCGATTTTACAGGTCAGATGATGATGCCTGACACTATACAAAACACTTCTGATATTGTTGTTACTATTTCTGGTGCTCAAGCTGAATGCTGGCTTCGTTTAAGAAAAGTAAGTGGCTATGCATCTAAGATCGAAACTGCACAATTCGGTGCACACGATAACGAATCTGTCGTAGGAAGCTAAAATGAAACTAATTAGAGAAGTTTTTGAACAAACCAGCTTTGTAGTTGAATCAAAGCTAGGAAAGGGTAAAGAATATTTTATTGAAGGTGTATTCCTTCAATCTGAGTTACAGAATCGTAATGGTCGCATGTATCCAGAAGCAATTATGGATAAAGAAGTCGGTCGTTACATAAAAGAGTATGTTGAAAAAAGTCGTGCTTATGGTGAATTGGGTCATCCAGATACTCCATCAATTAACCTTGATCGTGTATCACACTTGATTACATCACTACGTAAAGAAGGCACTAATTATATCGGCAGAGCAAAAATTCTAGAAACACCAATGGGACAAATTGCACGTGGTCTATTAGATGGCGGAGCAAACCTTGGAGTATCTAGTCGAGCACTTGGTTCTTTGAAAGCAAATAACGAAGGTGTTCAAATTGTTCAAGACGATTTTATGCTGTCTACTGCAGCTGATATTGTTGCTGATCCTTCCGCACCTGATGCATTCGTTAGAGGTATCATGGAAAATAAAGAGTGGATATTTGTTGATGGAAAGTACGTGGAAAGACATATAGAAGAAGTTAAATCTCTAATCAAGAAAACTTCATCTCGCAATCTAGAGGAAGCCAAAGTACGTGCTTTCCAAAGTTTCCTGAGTAAAATCAGATAATTTATAAATAATTCAATAGAACTATCCAGTTATAGGAGAACACGATGTCAATCGAACAAAAAATTGCAGAACTATTAGCCGAATCTAAAAAGGCTAAACTAAATGAAGAATTAGATGAAGGTGCAACACCTAATCCAGACAATGCACGTAACAATGTGCAAGACGAAAAAGAAGCTGAAGGTGGTACCTCTAAGAAAGAAAATGTAGCCACTAAAGGTGCAGCACCTGCTGAACCTATGAAAGGTGTCAAAGAGGATATGGATGCACTATTTAATGGTGAAGACCTATCAGAAGAATTTAAAGATAAAGCAACTACTATCTACGAAGCAGCAGTTATGACTCGTGTTAAAGAAGAAGTTGCACGTATCGAAGAAGAATTCGAAGCAAAGCTAGAAGAAGCTATTGCACAGAATACAGAGGGACTTGTTGAACAGGTTGATGGATATCTCGGTTATATTGCCGAGCAGTGGATTGCACAGAATGAAATTGCCCTTGAGCGTGGTATGAAGTCAGAAATTCTTGAAGGATTTATTGGCGGATTGAAAGGTTTGTTCGAAGAACACTATATTGACATTCCAGAAGAACGTCTTGATGTGTTAGGCGAAATGGAATCTAAGATCGAAGAACTTGAAGCAAAACTTAATGAACAACTAGCAGCTAATATTGAGATGAATAAAACCATCGCAGAACAAAAGCGTAGTGATATCGTTAAGACAGTAAGCGAAGGTTTGACAGATACTGAAACTGAAAAGTTTAATAATCTTGTTGAAGAACTTTCTTACGAAGATGCTGAATCTTTTGAGACAAAAGTTAAGACTATCCGTGAAAATTATTTCACAACCAAAGTTACTTCAGGTGTTAAATCTGTAGTTACAGATGCTCCAGTAGAAAATTTGACAGAAGTAGTTTCAAAGAAAGTTGATCCTACCATGTCAGCATATCTAACAGCACTCAACAAAAATAAATAAAGGAAAATAAAATGCAACAAAATCGTCAAGATTTAGTTAAAAAGTGGGCTCCGATCCTAGAACATGAAGGATCTGCTCCAATTAAGAACAACTACATTAAAGAAGTTACAGCTGTTCTTTTAGAAAATCAAGAACGTGAACTACGTCGTGGTCACGAAGCAATGGGCGAGTTGAACGAAGCAGCACCAACAAATGCTGTTGGCGCATATCCAGATACAGGCGGTATGGCTAAGTTTGATCCAGTATTGATTAGCTTGGTTCGTCGTGCAATGCCACAACTTATCGCTTATGATGTTGCTGGTGTTCAACCAATGACTCAACCAACTGGCTTGATTTTCGCAATGAAATCACGCTACAGCACTATGGGTGGTACTGAAGCACTTTTCAACGAAGCTGATTCAGACTTCTCTGGTACTGGTACTCATGCTGGTTCTAACCCAGTAGCTTCGCCATATACTGCAGGTACTGGTCTTGCTACTTCTGACGGTGAACGTCTAGGTCAAGGTGGCCAAGGTGATGGTTCATTCGGTCAAATGGCATTCAGTATCGAAAAGACTAGCGTTACTGCTAAGACTCGTGCATTGAAAGCAGAATACTCAATCGAACTAGCACAAGATATGAAATCAGTTCATGGTCTTGACGCTGAAGGCGAATTGAGCAACATCCTTTCAACAGAGATTCTTGCTGAAATCAATCGTGAAGTTATCCGTACAATCTACACTACTGCTAAGCCAGGTGCTGCAGTTGGTACAGCTACTGCTGGTACTTTTGACTTGGACGTTGACTCTAATGGTCGTTGGTCTGTTGAAAAATTCAAAGGTCTAATGTTCCAAATCGAACGTGAAGCCAATGCTATCGGTCAACAAACTCGTCGTGGTCGTGGTAACTTCATCATCACTTCAGCTGACGTAGCGTCTGCTTTAGCGATGGCTGGTGTTCTTGACTACACTCCTGCTCTACAAGGTAACAGTGCATTGAACATCGATGACACTTCTACTACTTTTGCTGGTGTTCTAAATGGCAAGTACAAAGTTTATGTTGATCCATATTCTGCAAACGTATCTGCTAACCAGTTCTTCGTAGTTGGTTACAAAGGTCAGTCAGCTTTTGACGCTGGTATGTTCTATTGCCCATACGTTCCATTACAAATGGTTCGTGCAGTTGATCCTAACAGCTTCCAACCAAAAATTGGCTTCAAGACTCGTTATGGTCTAGTTGCTAACCCATTCGTTTCATTGGATGGTTCTGGTGGTTTGACTGCTGACGAAAACTACTACTACCGTCGTGTTAAAGTTACTAACTTGATGTAATCAAGGGTAACAAACCGACACTAAGAAGCGGTGTTTTAAGGGAGGTCTTTCGAGATCTCCCTTTTTTTATTGACTAAATAATTATATGGCTACTACAATTTCTTGTCCTATTCCAAACAACATAACTCCATTATCACCTAATGGGTTCATGTTCAGCATCAGCAAATTGCCTGATATGTCTTACTTTTGCCAACAGGTAAATCTTCCTGGAATTACATTGGGAGCACCAGAGTTTGGTAATCCATTTAATACTCAACCAATTCCAGGTGAGACATTAACATATGATCAACTGACTGTTCAGTTTTTAGTTGATTCTGACATGGCTAACTACAAAGCAATCTATAACTGGATTGTTGCTCTTGGATTTCCTCAGAGTTATGATCAATACATAACCTTTGTAAATCAAGATCAGCGTGGTGCTTTAGCAGAGTTAGCAAGAAACTATTCTGACGCAACATTGCAGATTCTTTCTGGAACTAATGTTCCATCACAGATCGTGCAATTCAATGACTTGTTTCCAGTTTCGATAGACTCAATTGTATTCGAATCTACAAATCAGGATGTGCAATATGTAGTAGGCAATGCTACATTTAGATACGGTTATTACAAATTCTTGTAAGACAAATTTGATTTTTTTGTAAGTTTACTGTATAATTCAGTAAACAAATATGAGGATATTATGAATATTGAACAACTCCAAGATTTATGGGACGCTGATTGTGCTATCGATGATAACTATCTCGGTGAGCAATCTACATCTACTCCAAAACTTCATGCAAAGTATGTTAAACTTCTTGTGCAAGTTAAACTAAAACATACAAAACTCCAATCAGACTACAATCTTCTTCGCAAGAATAAGTTTCGCTACTATCGTGGAGAACTATCACGTGATGAATTAAATAACCTTGGTTGGGCGCAATGGCAGGGTGTTAAACCATTGAAGAATGAGATGGATGAATTCCTATCAGGAGATTCTGATCTAGATACTTTAAGAGTAAAGATTGATTATCTTGAAACAATGATATATTTTCTAGAGTCTGTTATGCAGCAGATTAAAGCCAGAGATTGGCAAATTAAAACTGCTGTTGAATGGAAAAAATTCTTGGCTGGGATGTAATGTTAACTGTTGAAAAATTAGATGAAGTTTATATGAGAGTGTTCGGTGATGCTAGTATCGAACAAGAACTTGCCGACTTCTTCACATATGAATATCCTGGAGCGAGATTCACTCCACAATACAGAGCTAGATTGTGGGATGGTAAGGTTCGTTTATATGACCAAGTAAGAAAAACTCTTTACGTTGGTCTACTCGATTACGTTGAAAAGTTTTGTGAACGTAATGGATATGAACTAACACACAAATCTGATTTCAATACAACAAATGGTATCAGCGAAGAACTTGTTGAGAAATTTGTTCGTGGATTACAACTACCAGACAAAATTGAAATTCGTGATTATCAAATTGATGCAATAACTACTGCTCTTGATAAAGAACGAACACTCCTACTATCTCCAACAGCATCTGGTAAATCATTTATCATCTATTCTATTCTTCGCTGGCATGTAAGAGCTGGAAGAAAATGCATCATCGTAGTGCCAACTACATCTCTTGTTGAACAACTCCATGCAGACTTTGTAGACTACTCATCTATTAATGGATGGGATGTTGGTACACATTGCCAAAAACTTTACAGCGGATTCACTAAACAACTCAACAGTGATATTCTTATTACAACATGGCAGTCAATTTATCTGCAACCAAAGTCATGGTTCAAACAATTTGATTGTATCATAGGTGATGAGGCACATCAGTTTAAAGCTAAATCTTTAATCGGTGTTATGGAAAAGATGGACAATGTTCGTTATCGTATAGGTACAACTGGAACATTGGATAACAAAAAGATACATCGTTTAGTTCTTGAAGGTGTATTCGGAATGGTGCATAGAGTCACCACCACCAAAGCATTGATGGACTCAGGAAGATTATCTTCACTAAATATAATGTCTATTATTCTTAAATACAATGAAGACATACGTAAAGAACGTAAGAACAAAACTTACCAAGAAGAGATGGATTGGTTAGTCGCCAACGAAAAGCGTAATAAATTTATACGCAACCTAGCAATAAAATCCGATGGTAATACTTTGGTCTTGTTTCAGTATGTTGAAAAGCATGGGAAATTATTGTATGATCTTATCAAAGAAAAGGCGCACTCTAAGAGAAAAGTATTTTTCGTCTACGGGGGAACTGACACCTCTGATCGTGAAGCCATTAGGCATATCACCGAGGGAGAGT